TAAATTTTGAAAAATTATTAAATGTAATAATGAAAGAAGTAAATGGAAAGATTAATAATAGCAATAAAAAAGAAGATTAGAGAATACGATACAGATTTAGGTAAAAATTTATTGTCTAAAGGTGTAGATAAAATTGAAGACTTCAAAAGAATACAAGGAATGTCTGTAGGGCTAAATAAAGCTCTAGAAATAATTGAAGAAACTACTCAAAAATATAAGGAAGGAGATATAGATGATTAGTCAAGAAATATGGGCAACTGATAGTGAAGTACCAACACCAGAAAAGGTACCTCAACCAGTTGGTTATAGAATTTTAATTAGACCAAGAGGTGTAGTTGAAAAAACAAAAGGAGGAATTTATTTAACTGATACAAATAAAGAACAACAAAGTTATTTAAATTCTGTAGGACAAGTTATTGCTATGGGACCAGAATGCTATGGCGATAGAAAAGCACCATGGTGCAAAGTTGGTGATTGGGTTGTATTTGGAAGATACGCAGGAGCCAAAATTTCTGTACAAAAAGTTAAAATGGTGTTAATTAATGATGATGAGGTTATTGCTACATTAGAAAACCCTGAAGTAATATCTCATCAATTATAATATACGTTAGTTTTTGCTAACGACAACATAGGAGCTAACTATGATAGAAGAAAATAACAATGAGAAAGAGTTAGAAGTAAAGCTAGATGAAAATCCAAGTGAACAAGAAATAGAGGTTCCACAAAACCCTATTGATGCTTTGGTTGAAAAAGCTGAAACTGAAGAAAAAGAGAAAGAAAATGTACAAACACCTGAAATAAAAGCTGAAGAAAAGAAAAAAGTACCAGCTTATTCAGATGATATGCCATATTCTGAAAAAGTTCGTAAAAGAATTGCTAAAGAAGTGGCAAAAAGAGCAGAAGCAGAACAAAAAGCTGTTAATTTAGAACAAAGATTAGCTGAATTAGAGAAAAAAACTTTTGATTTAGCTGGTAAAACTCTTAAAAACAACTATTCGTCAGTTTCTGCTGATTTAAAAACAGCTATAGAAGAAGGTAATACTGAAAAACAAGTAGAGCTTTATGAAAAAATGGCTGATATTAGAGGACAAATGTCTAAAACTGAAGAATTATCTGCTTCAGTACCTAAAGTAGAAAAAAAACAAGCTGAAACTCCACCTTTAGCAGCAGATTGGGTTAAAGAAAACAGAGAGTGGTTTAATAAACCTGGCTTTAGAAAAGAAACTGCAATGGCTTATGGCATAGATGCAGAACTTACTGAAGAAGGTTGGGATGTTAATGATCCAGATTATTATATTGAAATGGATAAAAGACTTAAAGCATCTGGAATGGCTTATTTTTCTAAAAATGAAGAAGACACTGTTCAAACTGATAAAAATGTAGTACAAAAAAACAACAGAGTGCAATCTCCTGTAGCTGGAGTTTCTCGTAAAAAAGGAACAGACAGTAATAGAGTTAAGCTAACTCAAGACGATATCAAAACTGCACAAACTTTTGGTATTGATATTAATGATGAAGCGGCACTAAAGCGATTTGCTAAAGAAGTAAAAACCTTTAGCAGCAATACGTGAAGGTAAAGGAGCACGACTATGAGTAATAAAATAAAACACGAAACTCAAGTTGAAAAATCAAAGGTTTCACAATGGCGCCCTAGTAATTTATTGGAGGCTCCTGAACCAAGACCTGGTTACAAACAGAGATGGATTGCAACTATGGTGCTAGGTCAGGAAACACCGACAAACGTAGCCAAACGATTGAGAGAAGGTTGGCAACCTCGTGACCCTAAAACGGTTAAGAATGTTCAACATTTTCCAACGATAGAACATGGCAAGTTTGCTGGATGTGTTGGTATAGAAGGTATGGTACTCTGTGAAATGCCTGAAGAAATGGTTAATGAACGTAATGATTATTACGCTAAAATGACTGAGAATTTAATGAGATCAGTCGAACAAGATATCCACAAAGTAGAGCAACCTGGAAATCCTATTCAGAAGTCCTTCAAAACTTCAGTTACTAGAGGAGGCTTTAAAGAGTAACTATAAATAGGAGACTAAAAAATGGCAAATGCTAACACACCCATTGGTTTCGTACCTTTGAGGCACTTAACAGGTGGAGTTATCAGACCACAAGAATACCCTATTGCTAATAGCTACGGTACTGCAATCGCATCTGGAGACTTAGTAACTATGACTACAGATGGTACAGTGATTAGAGGTACTGCTGGCGGAACAGCATTAGGAGTATTTTATGGTGTAGAGTACATTGATAACGCTACAGGGGATGTCAAGTTTTCTAAAATCTGGAATGCAAGTACGACTGTAAAGGCGAATACTGCAGTAAAGGCTTTAGTATATGATGACCCTAACATAACATACCAAGTTCAATGTAACGGCACATTCGCAAACGCAAACGTAGGTGAATTGGCTAATGTTACTATTGGTACAGCAAACACTACTTTCGGTTATTCAACAGACGAATTAGATATTAGTACACTAGCTACTACTGCTAAAGTCTTGAGAATATTAAGATTAGTAGACAAACCAAACAATGATGTCGGAGCTGATGCTGACGTAGAAGTTGTAATTAACTTACACTTATACGGTACTCGTCAGGCTGGTGTCTAAGGAGATTGAACAATGGCATTAAATAGAGCACTATTTACCAAACAGCTCAATCTAGGTTTAAATACCGTGTTTGGTATGGAGTATGACAGATATCCAGAACAATGGAGAGAAATCTACTCTACAGAGCAATCACAAAAAGCTTTCGAAGAAGATGTACAAATGATCGGCTTCGGAGCTGCACCAACAAAAGCTGAAGGTGCTGCAATATCTTATGAATCTGGCAGAGAAGGATTTGTATCAAGATACGTACATGAAACTATTGCTTTAGCATTCTCAATTACTGAGGAAGCAGAAGAAGATGGTTTATACGGATCTTTAGGTGCAAAATATGCTAGAGCTTTAGCAAGATCAATGCAACACACTAAAGAAATTAAAGGTGCAAACATCTTAAACAACGCAACTAACACTGCACAGTTAGGAGGTGACGGAGTAACTTTATTGAACGCTTCTCACCCTCTAGGAGGTGGTGGTACTGCTTCTAACATTCTTGCTACACCAGCAGATTTGAGTGAAACGTCTTTAGAGACATTATTAATTCAAATCTCTGAAGCAGAAGATGACAGAGGTATACCTATCGCTTTAACTGGTCAGAAACTAATCGTTCCACCAAACTTGGTGTTTATTGCTGAAAGAGTATTAAAGTCTAATTTAAGACCTGGTACTGCAGACAATGACATCAATGCAATGAGAAATATGGGTATGATCCCGGGCGGAGTAGTCGTAAACCAAAGACTAACTGACACGGACCAATACTTTATTATGACTGATTGTCCTGATGGAATGAAACACTTTGTTAGAGCACCAATCAAAAAAGCTGTTGAAGGCGATTTTGAAACTGGTAACCTAAGATACAAAGTAAGAGAAAGATACTCTTTCGGTTTCACTGACTGGAGAGCCGTTTACGGATCTCAAGGCGCAGATTAATAATAAACTTTAACTAGGCGTAGAAATACGCCTAGTTACCCTACGACTGCGAAAGCAGACTACTAAGGAGGTAGACTATGGGAACAACTACTTTTTCGGGACCGATAAAAGCGGGAACGATTAGAGAAACTTCAGGAACTACATTAGGAGCAAATGTTTCTAATACTGGTTTTGTTGTAATGGGTCAATCTGCAAAGATTGATATTACAGGTGCTTCTCACTTAAATCAAGTGTGTGGTACTATTCCAGCTAACTCACAAATTATTGATGTAGTATTAAATGTAACAACAGCAAACGATGATACAAATGCTGCAACTGTTTCAATTGGTACAACAGATGATGGCGATGCTTTTATTGCTTCTGCTAATGTGAAAGCAACTGGTACAACTAGAGGTACTTTAGACACTGAAGCTACAAATATTGGTACAACTGATATTCAAGTTTTAGCTGACTTTACTGGTACTGATGGTGATGGAACAACTGGTAACGCAACTGTTACTGTAACTTATTTACAGAACAATTCAATTGCAGATGCGGGAGACGTTCCAGAATAATACTTTTGGGGGACCCTTATGGGTCCTCCTCATAAGGAGATAATATGTTAGAATTTTTAAGAGAAAAAGGCGAAGCTTTAAAAAATTTTTTAGATAAAGATGAAGAAAAGAAAGAAAAATCATCTGTAGAAAAATTAATTGATTTTCAAGAAGCTAAAAAAGAAGCAGATGAAGCAATTTCTAAAGAAGACAAAAAAATTCAATCTATGGATGATACTTCTGAAACTGAAAGTATTGAACAAATTTTAGCAGATTTTGGTGATCGTGACAAAGAAAATCACATCACGCATTCTTCGTCGTGAGAGTTAATTGCATCACTTTAATAGCGATCCCAAACGTCATATCGTTCCCAAACACGGCATTCGGTGTTTGAGAAAAGCATTAGGCCAACATCTCTTCCCTCTATCGAGCAATAGCCGACGCTACGATCATAAGTGTTTGCTCCCGCGCGCGTGCGCGCGCTCCCGTTTGTGTGCAGTAGGTTAGTTTCATGCGGGGCTTATTTTGGCCAAAGGCCACCCAAAGCGCGCAAGTAGCGCTTGTGCCGTGGGAAGCCCCAGATAAACAAACCTGAAAATCCAAAAATAATCAGGGCCCATGCGGTTATATCCGCTAAAATTGTGCCAAAGCGTGTATCGACCCAACCCAGATTGTGAAAGGTTGATAAAAATCGGCCCCAATAGATTTTGCGATGCAATCGGGTGCCATCAGGCGCAAAGGTTGTGCGGGTGAGACGGGTTTTGTGGTAGAAATGCCCTGTATCAGCGGCGACAATCACCTGTGCCCGTTCACCCAAAAACTGATAAGCACGAAAGCCATGATAGGTGGTTTGGTTGGCATCTGTGATGACAAGATCGGGGAAGTGATCTTCCACCACGGCCAGCGCCTGCGCCGCTGATAGCGGTGAGTCAAGCATGGCTTCAGACAGGGCGGTCTCGTCATATGCGCCTGAGGGCAGCATATTTAACACCGCTTGTTGGTGATTGAAATAAAACCCCGAAAACCCAAACAAGATGATCCACGGCAAAATCAGCAACCCAAGCCAACTGTGTAGAGTTCGAATGAAGCGAAAAACGCGCATTGGATTTACCCCTCCAGGGTTTCAGAGTGAAAATTCGTCAGCGATTTCGAGATTGAAAAGGCTTTGATCCGCGCCAAGAGTTGCGTCAAGGGAACCGGCGCAGGGGTCGGGGTCAGCTCGACAATTTCATCGGGGAAAAAGGCGAAGCCTGCAGGCGCGATGTCAAAAGCATCCCGCCGCGAATAGGCGATGGATTTACCCGCGATGAAGCGCTGCCCAAGATCAGTGTCGAGCTTGGGCAGGGGGCGGCGCATCCTGAGCGGCAGACCAAGACAAATGAAGCGATTTTTGCTGCGATCCCAGAGCAGGAGATCATCCGCGAATATGCGATCCCCGCGATAGGCGTGGTGAAAGGATAGGGTGGATTTGCCAACACCCTTTTTGCCGAATGCGATTTGCGTTGTCCCCTTTGTCCCAAATGCGGCGCAATGCAGAAGCGTGGCATTTGAGGATTGCGCAGCACAGCAATAAGCGAGATCCAAACAAAGATAATTCATCGCATCAATAGGGTCTGAGCTGTGGCTGGCGCTGGTCTGGGTGCGACCAGAAATCTCAAGCATTGCATCACTCTTGGTCACAATGATGTCCAATCGCGGTGGGTTTGTCGCCTCCACGATCTGCCAACCCGTAAGGCAGGTTTCAATTAACTGTAAGAAGGGGGCAGGGCAGCGCAAGTAAAGGCAAAAATCCCCGCCTTTGAGTTGCGCTGTCCTTATCGTGCCCCAGTCTAGTATCACGGCAGATTATCTCCACTCGCCGCCGCGGATCTTGCAGAAGCTTTCGGTGTGAAAGCGACCTTCTGTTTCGACATTGACAACACGGCAGAGGCGGCGCCCATCTGTTCGCGTGGACACAATTTCAAAGCGTCCCGCGCCTGATGCGAGGGCCCCGCTATAGCCATCAAATTGGCTGTCCAATGCACTATATAGATTAGGCGTGGCGCCGCGATTAAATGTTGTTGCAACACATGCCGACAGAAGCGCCGCGCCGAGGATCAGAACAGCTGCCCTCATTGGAAATCCGCCAAAACATTGGCCAGATTATCCATCGAAACGGGTTCTAGCCCGTCATCATTTAGGGACTGGTCAATATTTTGCGTCTGTTGAAGGCGCAGAAGATCGTCATTGGACGAACTGCCGCTCAGCGTGTCATCAGGGCCAGAGGGGCTATTTGGCGATGAACCGCCGTTTGAGCCATTGCTGCTGCCCGATGTGCCGTTATCATCATTGCCGCCGAAGCTGCCGGATGAGCTGTTGTCGTTTCCACCGAAGCTGCCCGATGTGCCGTTATCATCATTACCGCCGAAGCTACCTGATGAGCTGTTATCATCATTGCCGCCGAAGCTGCCTGACGAACTGCTGTCATTGCCGCCAGAACCGCCGCCGTCATTCGAACTTGCGCGGGCTTGGCCTGCAAGCATGGCGGTCATAGGCAAGGCTGCTGCGCCGCCCAAGAGAAGTTGTAAAGCTGTGCGTCTGATCATTTTGATACCTCGTAAATTGCGTGCCTCGCGGCAAATTGACAGGTATCGAGTTAGAACCCATGTTGAATTTTGTCGTTAAACTTTAGTTCAATGGCGTCTAACTTGGGTTTACTCTAAGCGGAAAAGATCAGCGTGTAATAAGGACGGAACTGATGCAAAGTAGAAAAAGCTTCATTGTCGTATCTTTGGGGCTGATGCTTGTCAGCAGCATCTTTTTCATTTTCGATGTTGCGGCTGATTTGAGTGAGCATTTGGCGGCGGGTGTTTCCTACTCGCAAGTCGAACTGGTGCATCTGGTTTTTGAATTAACCGCGGTTTTGGCCCTCATTCTAGGGATGGTTCAAATGGTGATGCATCTTCGGGGCTTAGAGCGTCTCAGCGATGCGCAAGCGG